ATGGCGGGGTTGCTTGCGACGATGCAGGTTCGATTCCTGCTGTCTGTGCCAACGAAACGAAAGGGGGAAAACGGTATGGCGGATGAGCCGATCAAGAAGCGGCGCGGGAATCCGGCCTTTTCGAAGAAAAAGGGCGAGCCGGGATATATCGAAAACCGCGACACCGTAACGGGGCAGCTTGCCCGCTCCAAGGCGGCCCACGAAGTCGTCTCGATTTTCCCTCATGTCGAGGACTTCCAGAAGGTCGCCGACGCCTATTTTGACGAATGCGACGAGCGCGGCGTGCTGTACGGCGAAGCGGGACTTGCGCTTTACCTCTCCGAGCACAACAAGAAGGGACGAACCGTAACGCTCACGGTGCTGCGCTCGTGGTATGACGGCGAACGCTGCGCGTATTTGCAGGACGCCGTGCAGATGGCGTATCTTCGCATTCAGAATCAGGTCGAGACAGACGAGCGATACCGAGAGAAAGGCATGGTCACGAGGGGCATTTTCCTCCAGAAGCAGACGCGCCTTGGCGGCTATCAGGACAAGATCGAGCAGAAAAACGACACAACGGTACGCATCGTTCACGGCGACAGCGTGGACGACAGCGATTTCAAGTGAGAAAGGGGCGAACAGGAATGACGGCGATGCTTGCGGTGCTGTTGGTGATGGCGGCGGTCATCCTCGCGGAGACGTCGGCGCTGTTTGCCCGTGAATTTTTCAAAACCAAGGAGCAGCGCACCGAGCAGCGCGTGGAGCGGGAGATGCAGAAGCCACCGCCGGACCCCATCGACGAGGGATTCGAGAATATCATGCGGTACGCCGTGAACGGCAAGACCAGATTCGAACGAGAGTGACAAAGGAGTGAGGACATGAGCATTGATCTGAGCGTTCAGGGCGTTTTTGACAAGGCTATGTACCTTATTGACGCGCAGAATGAAAGCACCGGCAGCACGGACAACAGCGACACGACCGAGTACAAGGTCAGGACGCTGGGCATTCTCAATAACCTCATCGATGACGTCTACCCGGCGAGCGATACCTTCGCCATCAGCGAGGACGGCAAGCGCCCGGCGCTCGACGATCTGACGAGCTTTTCCGACGAGATCAAGATGGACCCGTACATTGTGCGCAGCGTCCTCCCCTGCGGGCTTGCAGCAAAGCTGCTGAGCGAGGAAAATCCGACGCTTGCAGACTTTTTCTGGCAGCTCTATGAGCAGCGCCTCGCTAAGGCGCGTGAGGGAGTTCCCGCCTCGTTCGAGAGCATCGAAGACGGGCTGCCGTATGGCGGCATCGAGTATGGGGAGTTTGCGCGATGGTGGTAAACGGATGGTATACCTGCCCCAAATGCCGGAAAAAGCTGCTGCGGGTGCTGAAGACCAGCACCGTGCGTAATACGCCGGTATGGTGCAGCAAATGCAAGGCCGAGCGATTCCCGCTCATCGTTGACGGGGTGCAGCTCGCGGACGAATAAGTACATAACAAGCAAGAGCGTTCAACGCCGAGACACACGGTTTTCCGTGCTGTTTCGGCGTTTTTTATTTTTATCCATACGCCGGTGCAGACCAGCGCCGGTGCAAATACATATGTGGAACCGGCAGAAGGACAGCGGCAAAAACATGGCCGAGCTGTTCGCGCAGAACGGCGTGGGCCTGCTGCGGGCGAGCAACAACCGCGTGCAGGGCTGGGCGGCGGAAAAGGAAATGCTCAAGCCTCTACGCGGCGAGAAGGACCGCCCCGGGCTTCTGGTGACGAGCAACTGCCGCGCGCTGATCCGAAATATCATGCTCATCCAACATGACGAGAAGAACCCGAGCGACTGCGCGACCGAGCCGCACAACATCACGCATATCAACGACGCGCTGCGTTATTTCTGCATCACGCGCACGCTGGGCGCGCAGCTGCCGGAAGCCGCGGAAGACCCGATGCCCGGCGAGGCGAACGAGGACTATGACGAAGAGATGACCGGCGGCGAAATGGACATGAGCTATCTTTCCTACGGAGGTGAGTAAAACTTGGCACAGATCACGGCAAAGGACAATTCCAGCATTCTGAAGATCAAATCGTTCCTTGGTCTGAACGAGAACCCCGACGGCGATACCACGCTGAAAGTCGGCGAGATGGCCGAGATGCGAAACTTCCGCGTGACGCAGGACAAGCACCTGCAAATCCGCCCCGGCTCGAAAACGCTTCTGAGCCTTGCTGACGCGCTTTCCGCGCTGAGTGAAGAAACCGCAGGGGGCGAAAGCGAAACGCGCGTATACGGCGTTTGGCGCGGCATTGCAGGGGCTTCCGAGCACATCCTCGCCGTGTACGGTGGGCACATTTGGGACATTGACGCTGAAATCGGCAGCGCCAGCGGCAAAGGCACGTGTCCCGACGGCGAGGCGCATTTCTTCGGCTTTGGCGGGAAGGTGTATCTGCTGGCCGGAGGCGAATACAAGAGCTGGGATGGTGGCAGTGAAACAAGTTTTGAAACCGTCGAAGGCTATGTGCCGCTCATCCAGACAGCAACGACGCCCAAGGGCGAGGGCACGCTTGTTGAAAACGTGAACCGGCTGACCGGCAAGCGGCGCGTGCAGTTCTCTCCCGACGGGACGGCGAAGGTGTTCCAACTGCCGGAAAAGGATATCAACGAGGTCAGCAGCGTCAAGTCAGGCGGCGAGCCGGTGACGGACTGCACGATGGACCTTAAAAACGGGACGGTGACGTTTACCGCCGCCCCAGCCGCAGGGACGAACACTGTGGAGATCGAATACCGCAAGGGCGACGGCGCGCGCAGCGAAGTGACCGGCATGAAATACAGCGAGCTTTTCAACGGCGCGACGGATACCCGCGTGTTCCTCTACGGCGACGGCACGAACCGCACGATCTATTCCGGCGTCCCCTACGACACTGGGAAAGCGAGTGCTGAATACTTTCCCGATCTCTATGAGGTGGCCGTGGGCGAAAGTAACACGCCGCTTACGGCACTGGTGCGACACTATTCCCGCTTGATGGCGTTCAAGACGGACAGCGCGTGGACGATCATGCACGGCGAGATCAGTCTTGCCGACGACACGAGCACGGCGGCGTTTTACGTGCAGCCGGTCAACCGCCAATTTGGCAACGAGGCGCCCGGTCAGGTGCGATTGCTTGAAAATAACCCCCTGACCTTGGATGCGGGCAGCGTGTATCAGTGGCGCAGCGGCAGCAACTATGCAAGCTATATCTCCAACAACGAAAACAACGCCAAGCGCATCAGCGACCGCGTGGCGGCGACGCTTAAGAGCTTTGATCTGCCGAAGGTGCGCACGGCGAACATCAAAAGCGATCACGAATATTGGTTCCTATTCGGGCGGCGCGCCCTCATCCTGAATTACGCAAATGACGCGTGGTATCTCTACGAAGGTCTTCCCTTCGACCGTGTTCTCGAGTGGAACGGCACGGTGCTCGGCTTTGCCGACGACGGGAAAGTGCTGGAATTCTCCCACAAGTACCGCAACGACGATGGCGCGGCCATTGACTGCTACGCGGCGACCGGCGCGATGGACTTTGACAAGGACTGGCTGCTGAAATACAGCCCCATGATTTTTGTCGCCATGCAGCCCGCGTCCAATGCGCGCATCTCCGTCACCGTGGAGACGAACCGGCGCAGCGATTATCCCGATAAGGTGGTCGCTTACAACCTTGCGACGTTCCTGCATGTGGACTTTAACCACTTTTCTTTCGCAACGAGCCGAAAGCCGCAGGTGAAGAAAGTAAAAATAAAGGTGAAAAAGGCGACGTTCTATCGCCTGATCTTCAAAAGCAATTCTGCGAGCGCGACGGCGACGGTCATTGAGACGGACATCCGGCTGCGCTACGCGGGCAATGTAAAGTGAGGAATCACGAATGACAAATCGAAAAATGACCCCACAGCGCGTGGCAGCGGAATACGATGCTGGCGTGCAGTTCAACACCGGCATCAACCTGTACGACACGGTGCAGACGAATGAAAATTTCTTCATCGGCAAGCAGTGGGAGGGCGTGCGCAGCAATACCAACCGCGCCAACCAGCAGCGGCGCGCACAGGCGCAGGTGGTGGCGAACCAAATTAAGAAAAACAATGCCGAGAGAGTAAACAAATACTCTCTCGGCAAGGGCGTTGCGGGCGCTGTGGCAAAGGGCGTCAATCAGGCAGCACAGGGCGTTGCCAGCACACTGGCGATGGCTGAGGACGTGCTGCTGTCACCGTTCGAGCTGCTTTCCGGGCAGAAGCTCGGAGAGCTGTCCGACACTGCCCCACTCAATAAGCTGGCGCAGCGTATCAAGAACGAGGGACAGGAAACACAGAAGAAATACGCCGACAACGTTGCAAAGGGCGGCAAGGCGGCGGAACTGCTGGACAAGTACGGCGCTGCGACGGTCGCGGCAGTACCGCAGGCGGTCATGGCCTACCTGACGGCGGGTGCGTCTGCGGGCGCAAGCACGGCGGGCCTCGGCGCACAGGCAGCGGCGGAAATGACCCCGAGCATGGCGGGCACGATCCGGCGCGGCGTGACAGCGATGGCGAAGGACCCGAACTACTGGACGGCGTTTTCTCAGGTTGTCGGACAGAGCTATGACGAGGCAATGGATGACATGGCGAAGACCGGCACAGAGAACAACAAAGCCCGCACGAAGGCGGCGCTCTATGCGATGGGCAACGGCCTTTTCAATGCGGCGGTCGAGGTCGGCGGCGGTATTCAAAAGCTGCCGGAAGAGCTGAAACATGGTGCGAACGCATGGAAAGCATGGGTCGATTCCGCCGTGGACGAGGGCAAGGAAGAAGCGGTGCAGGGCGTCATTGAACGCGCCTTGCAGAACGGTGTGTACCACAAGGGCAACAAGCTCGCTTCTCTTTCGGACGGCGACGCCATTCTGAACCCGCGTACGGCGGCAGAGGAATTTGCGGGCGGCGCGGTCGTCGGCGGTGTGCTCGGCGGCGGTCAGATCGGCGTCAATGCGATGCTGAACGCCATGAACGGGCGCGGCAATGGCACAGAAACGCCGGACGTTGACGCAGGAGCGCGTCAAGCGACGAGCGAGGGTAATTTCACACCCGCGCAGGAAAACGCCGCAGAGGGGACGCAGGGCACGTCAAAAGGTGCGGTTTCGGCAAATACGAATCTCTTCTCCCGCAACATTCTCGAGAACTTTAACCATGCAAGGACATACTTCATTGACTTTGCAAAGAAGAATTTCCCAACTGTCGTTACCAATGCAGAGACAGGACGGCAAATCGGCATTTCACGAAAAGGGCTCGATAAGTTCCTCAGCGGGAATATCCCCTATGAAAAATATGCAAGCGGATTCCACATTCCAGAATTGATTGAAAACGGACACAAGGTTGCCGAAGCTGGGAATTACCATCCCCAAACAGCAAACAGTATCCCGACGTTTGAATACTACGACAGCCCCATCAAAATTGACGGCGAACAGTACAATGCCCACATTCGAGTAAAAAACACGAACGTGGGCGACAAGTATTACGGACATACAATAAGCGAAGTTGAGGACATAAAAATAGAGCCCCCAACGCGGACGACCGCCGAAGCAGTTGCGCCCGAAAATACAGGGGGCTCCACCGAAGCGCCCTCGCCTGCATCAGACGGGACTTCTGCCCTTTCGGGTGACCTCGACCACGTAGCAAGCGGAGACGCTTCAACGGATACAGCGCCGCGCACCAATCAAACCAGCCTTGCCGCCGACGGCGGCGCTGGGGTGCAAGCACCAGTATCTCTTGACCCCACTGTAACACAGGGGAACAGCGGTGTCAAGGGAGAGGATATGCAGCGCGGCGGGAATTATGCGCCGGAAAACCACATCGACAACCGCACGGCGGAAAGCGTCGCGCCGCGCAGCGTGAACGCCTTTTCGTTCGACCATCCCGAACTGCGCGGTTATTATGTCGAGGCGGCGGAGCAGATCGCGGGCATTGCCGACCTCTCCCGCCAGTACGGGCAGCAGATGGGTGCACGCGAGCGCACGGCGAATGGATATCAGCGCGCGAGCAACATCTATGAGACCCCTGCCCTGCGCGCGGCAATGAACGAGGGATTGTCTCGCAGCCAGATCATTGACGCCGCTGACCGGCTCATCAAGGATCACGGGCAGGAGAATGTAAAAGCGGCAAAGACCCTCGAACTCATCCTTGATGACATGCTGACGAACGGCTATACCAACGTGGCTGGGGAACAGGTCGGCCCGAACGCGGCGTATCTTGCCGCCAAGGCACAAATCGACGGTGCGCAGCCGGTACAGGCACGGCAGGCAGAAGAACTGCCCATTTGGGATATGGATGTGCCGGACGATCTTCCCGGCAGCATCGGCGCGGCGCGGGCAGGCTATCAGGCCCCAGACGTGGAGCCTGTGGAGCGCACGAGCCGCCTTGCCGAGAGCGCGGCGCGCTACACGCAGGCGGAGGGCGATGCAACGGCGCGCAGCCGCGAAGACTACGACGCACTGTTCCGCTACCGCGCGCAGAGCGAGGCGGAAAGCCTTGCCAAGGCGGATGACCTTGTGTACATTGAGCGGGACGGCAAGCGGCAGTTCTTAAAGGACGCGGACCCCGCCGCCTATGAAGAGCTGACGCAGTATCTTGAATACGCCCCCGCGTGGAACGCGCAGATGGTCGACGCAGCGATGCAGATCAAGAACGAGCTGCAAGGCCGCAGTATTGCGATGGAGATCACCGAAGACGAGTATACCCGCTGGCTGGATATCATGCGCGAGCATGCGACGGAGACCGGACGCGGCACGCAGGCATGGGCCAAATACAGCCGGGAAGGCAACGAGGGCGGACAGTCGAGCGAGCTGTCGGCGTGGGAGAATCTGCAAAAGAGCGACCTTTCCGACGCAGACCGCGCCGAACGGTTCCGCAGCATCCTCATGTACGACAAGAGCATCGAGCAGGCGGAGACGCCCGAGGCGATGCGCGACATCATCCTCAATATCGCAGAGGAACGCGGAACGCTGAACGGCATCACCGGACGGCAGAGCGCGATGCTGCGCAAGGCGGCGGAATCGGCGCTTGGCAGCATGGACTTTGGGCAGCTCAAGCAGTTTGCCTATGAATCCAGTGCGGCGCTGTCGACCGACGCGCAGAGCGCCAACATGGGCCAGAAGCTCAAGACGGTGCAGGTGCTCAACATGCTGTCGAACCCCAAGACAGCGGCAAAGAACATCGCGGGCAACACGACGTTCTACGCGCTCGACGCGATGAGTATGCGCGGGGCGGCGGTGCTCGATATGGCGCTTTCCAAGCTGACGGGCACGCGCAGCGTCGCCTTTGAAAAGTCGGCCATGAGCAGCGAGAGCCGCGCCGCCATTATGAAGGCAATCCGCATGTCGGCGGCGGAGATCACGCTTGACGTGGACATGGGCGCGAGCGGACGCTATGAGCAGACCGGCAACCGCACGTTCAAGGCGAGCGGCAACATCATCGACCGCGTGCTGTCCGCCTGTGAGCGGAACATGGGGTATCTGCTGACGACCTCGGACGAGGCATACAAGGGCGCTGCGCGCAGTACGCAGCGTGGAACGCAGGAACTCATCGAAAGCGGGAAAATTCAGAACGCGCCCAAGGGCTACGCAGAATCTCAGGCGGACGCGCTGGCCAAATACCGCACATTCCAGAATGACAGCCGCACAGCAGACGCGATCCGGTCGGTATACGACATCCTAAATATGCTTGCCGGTGTGGGAGACAGTGGGAGAAAAACCAAACGAGGGCATACTATCCACAGCTTCGGCGCGGGCGACATTATTGCGCCGTTTACGCGCGTAGCGGGCAACCTTGCGAGCGTGGGGCTTGATTACAGCCCCGTGAATGCTGTGAAAGGCACGGTCGAGATCGTGGAAGCGGTCGCCGATGCGGCGAGAAACGGCGCAAACCCCGCAAAGCAGGCAAAGGCCGTGAGCGACTTCGCGCGCGGCATGACCGGCACGGCCATCGCCTATGGCTTTATGCAGCTGGCGAAGATGGGGCTTTTGAAGCGCGCAGACGACGAGGACGACAAGGACGTCGCTGCGCTGAACAAGAGCGAGGGTCTGACCGGCGCGCAGATCAATATCACCGCCGCCAAGCGCTGGATGGATGGTGACGAGACCGGCATGTGGCGGGACGGCGACACGCTCGTCGATTTGAGCAACCTTGAACCGCTGAACTTCATGGTGAGCCTCGGGGCGGAAATGGCGGATAACGGGAATGACAGTTTTCTTTCCACGTTTGTAGCCACTCAGAGCTACACAGACACAGCAGACAGTTTTGTCAAGGCGGCGGCAGACCTCCCCGTGATGCAGACTATCGGTAATTTGCGCAAGGACATTTTGGTCTATAAAAAGGACTGGAAAGAGGCCTTGCCGGAGGCAGTGGGCAATACCGTAATTTCGTCCATCACGCCGAACGTGCTGGCGTCCATCGCCAAGGGCATTGACGACAAGCAGCGCAACGTGTATGCAGGCGACGGCACGAAGGACGTTCTCATCGACACGCTGAAAAGCCGCATCCCGAAGGTGCGCGAAACGCTGCCGACCACGGTGAACACGCTGGGCGAGGAAAAGGACAACCCCGGAAGCCTTTCCAAGCGGCTGACGAATGCCCTTATTAACCCCATCGGCGTGAACAAGTACACGCAGAGCGAGGTATCGCAGGAGATGGAGCGCGTGCGCGGCGCGACTGGAGAAACGGGCTTTTACCCCACGACGCGCAAGCCCGATTCGCTGAGTTACAAGGACGTCGACGGTAAGGAGCACACCGTCGTGCTCGACTATGACCAGAAGCAGGCCTTCCAGGCGGCGTGCGCGACCGGGCAGATGGCCTATACCGCCGCCATGATGAAAACCAGCATCTACAAGGCGGCGGGCGACACGACCAAGGCGGAATTGCTCGACCGCTACTACAAGTACAGCTATGAAGCCGCCAAAGCGGAAGTGCTGGGCGACGAGGCGGTCGATAAGTGGGTGCTGCACGCAAGGAACGCCAAGAGCGAGCTCGGCATGAGCACGGCGGACTATCTCGCAAACTTTGAAAAATACGGTTCTGACGTGATGAGCGGCACGGGCTTTGAAAAGACAAAGCGGATGCTCGACGCCGGACTTTCGCTCGATGACTGGGCAAAGATGCGCGGGAGCGTGGACGCCGACAAAAACGGCAGCGTGAAGAAAGCCGAACTGACGGGCTACATCGAATCGCACTTCCCGCAGGATAAGTGGCGCGAGCTGTTCGACGCCTACAAGGGCGGGCAGAACTGGAAAAATCCATATTGACGCAAAGAGGCAGGGCGCTTGCCCTGCCTCTCCTTATGCCATTTTGAGCTTTCTCTTCACCCACGCCCACAGGTTACGCCACGGGTGGGCTTCTGCGTAATTGGCGCGCTGCTCAGCGTTGTATTTTCTATTACGCATTACATTAAGGGCCTCTTGCTTAAAAGCGCACTCATCGTTCGCCCGCCCAAGCGACGCCTCAGTGTCAGCGAGCTTATTCCGCAGCGCATCCGCGTCCGCTTTCAGATTCGCAATCACGTTTGCCTTGTTGATTGCCTCGCCGTTCATCTGGCTGATCTGCTCGGTCATGGCGGCGTTTGCCCGCCTTAATTCCTGCACTTCCGCCTGCGCTTCCTCCACCATCTTCGCCATCTGGTCTTTGGTGTACTTCTTTACGTTGATGCTCATAATTTGTCCCCTTTCATCCTCAGCTGTTCTTCCTGCCCTCTATCGCTTACGATGCTCACGACCTTGCAGTCGCCGTATCGCTCGATGTCCATGGCGATGCGCTCCTTGAGGCCCTGCGCGTCAGCAGCGGGGACGTTGGCTTTAATCGTAATCGTCAGCATGTGTCCTCCTTCGGCTTACTGCTCGCGCAGTAAAAGTCGTCTGGGACTGTGCAATCCACACAGATGCCGTAGGCGCATACGCGCCCGAACGCGTCTTCGTAGCTGTTCGCACAGTCCTTGCACCGCGTCACCGGCGCAACGTCAGCGGCGGGAATGCCGTTAATGGCTTCAATCCCTTCACCGCATGGATAACACCTATGGCGCAGTTCAGCAATGGCTTCGCTGCGTGGAATGTATTCAGCCATTGTCAGCCCTCCTGTTCCACTTTTCGACGATAAATTTGGGTTCGCTATATACGCCACTTTCAAAATCACACTCTGGACAGTATATATAGCACTCTTCTTGGCTGTTGCCATCTACTGTTTCAAGTATCGTCTGTCAGGGCCGCGTCATCACGTCCAAACGCTACCCGCTCCCTTCTACATACTGACCCCGGAAACGCGCGCACGCGGCAACGTCGCGCGAATCTGACAATAAAAAAGCGCCCTGCGCGGCAACGCAGGACGCATGACCAATCTACCCCGCAACCACGACGAAGCAAGGCAAATTTGGGAGGTCAAGACACAGTATAGCACGCCTTCCATTGTCTGACAAGTAATATTTGGGAGGTAAACCATCATGACCAAGAAAAAATACTATCAGAGACCGGACGGACTGTTTGAGACAAGCAGGACTGTCAACGGCAAGCGGATCTTTTTCCGCGGCAAAACATGTGCAGAGGTCGACCGCAAGATCCTCGAGTACAGCGCCGAAAAGAAATTAGGGCGAAAGGTTCCCATCATCGCCGACGAATGGTTCGCAGCAAAGGAGGAAGAAGGGATCAGGCAAGGCACTTATCGCCCGTACCACTGCGCGGTAAAGCGGATCAAGAAAGCATTCCCGATGGCGGCGGGAGATGTATGCCCTCGCGATATCAAGAGATATATCGCAGAATTCGAGGGCAAGGGCTATTCCAGACAGACAGTGCAAATAGAACTCTATGTACTCAAGGCGATATTCTCTCACGCCGTACTCAAGGGGGATATTGACGTAAGCCCAGCAACAGAGGCAAAGCACAGCCGTAACCTCCCCCGCAAAACGCGCCACGCGCTGACGGAAGAGGACGAGCGCAAGGTCGAGGAATACCGCGGAGAAGACTATCTTCTCGGGATGATGCTGCTCTATACCGGCTGCCGCCGCGGCGAGCTGCTGGCGCTCAACTGGCAGGACATCGACCGCAAGGCCGGGACGATCACGATCAACAAAAAGCTCAACTACGAATACGGGAATATTCCACGCCTTGAGCACTTTATGAAGAACCGCAACCGCGAGAACAACGATGGCAGCGGGCGCACGATCCCCCTGCTCTCGCCGCTTGCCGAGGTACTGCCAAACCAGCGGCTCGGCCTGATCTTCCACAACGAGGACGGGCAGCCATTGACCGCTTCGCAGTTGAGCAAAAGATGGAAAACTTACTGCCGGAATACTGGTCTGGTCGAATACGTCCAGAACGAGAACGGGGAGCCGATTCCAACGTACCCCATCACGCCGCACTGCTTCAGGCACAGTTTCACGACGATTTGCTATGAGGCTGGGCTTGACGTTAAGACGATGGCGGCATTCATCGGCGATACGGAACAGGTCACGACCACTGTCTATGCGGAGCTGCGCGCCCGCCATCATGCCAGCGGCGCGGAGCGGGTCAACGCGTACCTTGCAATGAGGTCCGAAGACCGGGCAAATTCCGCGAAAGCGGAGTGA